GCGCACTAAAAGCAGAATATTCACTAGAACTTGCACAAGACCTCAGAGCAATCCACGGTCTGAATGCAGAAGCTGAGTTGGCAAACATCCTCAGCACTGAAATTCTTGCTGAAATCAACCGCGAAATTATCAGAACCATTTATAAGGTTGCTGTTCCTGGTGCTCAGGTTAATACTGCTACCCCTGGTTCTTTTGACCTCGATGTTGATTCAAACGGTCGTTGGTCAGTTGAGAAGTTCAAGGGACTTATCTTCCAGATCGAAAGAGATGCTAACGCAATTGCTCAGCAGACTCGTAGAGGGAAGGGCAACATGATCCTCTGCTCGGCAGACGTTGCTTCAGCTCTAACTATGGCAGGTGTTCTTGATTATACTCCTGCACTCAACGCCAACATGAACGTTGATGATACTGGCAATACTTTTGCTGGTGTTCTTCAAGGTAAGTATAGAGTCTACATCGATCCATATTCTGCAAACGTTGCTGCTAATCAGTTCTACGTTGTAGGATACAAGGGAACCAACCCTTATGATGCAGGTCTATTCTATTGCCCATACGTTCCTCTCCAAATGGTTCGTGCTGTTGGTGAGCATACATTCCAACCCAAGATTGGATTTAAGACCCGCTATGCGGTTGTCGCTAATCCATTCGCTAAGGGTGCGGCAGAATCTGTTGCTCCTGACAACATCTCAACCAACTCGAACGTATACTACAGAAGAGTCAAGGTTCAGAACCTCATGTGATCCATCGGATTCACAACTAATAAAAATGGAGGGTCTTCTGACCCTCTTTTTTTGTCTAAACATAAAATGACCAATAAATAAATAAAAAAGATAAAATGAGAACTTTTAAAGAATTTTGCAATATTTGTGAAGAGAATATTTCTAGAAGTTCTGTAAAAGAATTTTGGAATCCTTTTATAAAAAAAGAACCTCCAAAACCAATTAAAAAAGAAGTGCCAAAAGATGTAAAAGTTTTGGCATATAAAGACTACAAACCAGGAATTTTGAATAAAACTACTGGAAAATTTACACAGAGATCTCATTCACCAGATGAAGCAAAACGATATGGTTGGAAACCTGTAGAAACTAGTTCATATAGTCCAAAAGATATTCCATCAGATTCTAGCAATACTGGAAAAGATAAAGTTCAAAGAACTGCAGATGGAACTCAATTTACAGGATCTACAAGAGGATTAGCGGTTCCATACAAGTATAAGAAAAATGAAGTTCCTAAAGGAGTTTGGGCAGGGACACCATCAAGACCATTTGGATCTAAAGTAGACTTAACTCAAAAACCATTAGGAACAAATACAAAAATTGTTTCAACTACAGTAAAAGATACTGGAAATTTTGGTTCTGCAGGTGATTATAATAAGTCAACAAGTTTTGATTTAATGAGACAAACTGCTAGAGATTTGACCAATAATCCAAATCTTAGCCCATCACAATATGGAAAAAGAAAAATTTACGTTAGGAATAGCAAATGACATTTCCAAATCAAATAGAAAATAGAAATTTTTTATCCCCAGTAGGATTTAGATTTACATTATCAAAATATAAAAAAGTATCATTTTTTTGTAATAGTGCTAAAATACCAGCGATTACACTTGGAACAGAATCGCAGGCAACATATTTAAAAAACATTGATGTTCCTGGAGACATTATTTCATATAATGATCTGACAGTAACATTTTTAGTTGATGAAAATATGGAGAACTATTTGGAAATTCATAACTGGATAACAGGTCTTGGATTTCCAGAAACAACAGAACAATATAGTGACTTAATAACCTATGATGGTGTTAAAGACATAAATGAATCATTTAGTGATGGAACTCTACATATTTTAAATAGCAATTATAACACAGTAAGATCTGTAATATTCCAAGACTTGTATCCAACATCACTATCTTCATTGGAATTTAGTTCTGGGGAGACTGATATTGAATACTTTACAGCACAGGCAACGTTCAAGTATACTGTATATACAATACAATAATAAAAATTAATTATGATGAATTTAGATGAAATACAAAATATGTGGGAAAAAGATTCCATCATTGATCCCGATAACTTACATGATGAATCTTTAAAAATTCCTCAACTCCACTCAAAATATTATACAATATATAATACAATTACTCTTTTAAGGGAGAAGGCAAGAGAAAGTTATAATAGAATAAGACTTGAGCGATATAATTATTACACAGGAAAGGCGCCAGCAGAGGTCTATATTGAAGAACCGTTCCCATATAAGATTAGAGATAAAGACTCCTTACAGAGGCATATGGAAGCAGATGAGGCATTAAATAAAATCGATTTAAAACTCAAATATTATGATATTATGTTAAAGTTTCTTGAAGAGATTATTAAAACAATTTCCAATCGCACTTATCAAATTAAAAACGCCATTGAGTGGAACCGTTTCCAGGCAGGGTTTAACTAAATAATATAACAAATCAATATTTAACTCATCCATATGAATAATAAGGATTTAAATAATCTTCAAGAAATGTATTTAAACATTTGCGAAGCTGTGGGAAGAGATGAAATGATCGCTGCAAATATTGCAAGAGCAAAAGCAAGGGCATCAAATTCAACAAATCAAACTGCCCCCAGACAAACAACTTCATCTCCATCTCCAACTTCAACTACTGCCCCTAGACAAACAACTCCAACTCCAACTCCAACTTCAACTACTGCCCCTAGAACAACTACTTCAGGGACACAAGCACCAAAACGAAATGGTGGTGGAATTTTGGGAAGAGTTAATTCTAATTTAAGAGATGTTGCTGGTAGAGTTGGTGGTGAAATTGGAGCACTGAAAGGAAGAGGAACTTTAGGAAATGTACTAGGAGTTCCCGAAAGAATTGGAAGAAATAGAGGAACTCGGCAGGCAAAAGATCTGTATGATAAAACTGTTGGTAGTCTTTTAAATCAAGAGTATGAACTAGATAACTTTGACATTATTCTTGAGTATCTAGTTGCAGAAGGTTATGCAGATACTAATCAGAGTGCTTTAGTTATTATGGCAAATATGAGTGAAGAGTGGAAGCAAACTATTCTCGAATATTCTCAAATGGAATTGGGTAGTTTATCTCAATCAATTAATCAAAATACAAGAAACGCACCGATAAAGAAACAACAACCAGGATTTCAATCAAGTCAAAGTGAACCACAAAGACCATCTGGAGTTCCTATTCCAGGATCATCAAGAGTCTTTAATACTGCTAAAAAAGTTGGACAAGCAGCAGTTGGAAGTGTTTTAAATAAATGAGGTAGAAATGCCTCTTTTTTTTATCGATAAATAAAAATAACCGATATGTTATGAATGTCCCATTTGATTATTTCAAAAAAGAATGAGGTATTTCTTCAAATTGAAGCAGAACCACATATTTATTATGAATTAAAAGATGCATTTCAATTTGAGGTTCCAAATGCAAAGTATGCACCAGCATATAAGAATAAATGGTGGGATGGATTCATATATTTGTTTAATATAAACACGAAAGAAATATATGTAGGTCTTTTAGATAAAATTATTCATTTCTGTGAGCAATATAATTATACATACGAATTTAAAAATAATAAGTATTACGGTCTTCCTTTTGAAGTAAATGAAAATATTTCAAAGGAAGGAGTTAAAGATTATATGAATTCTATTTGCAAATACTCTCCCCGTGACTACCAAATTGAGGGAGTATACGACGCTTTAAGACATAATAGAAAACTATTGATATCTCCAACTGCTTCTGGAAAATCTTTGATGATTTATTCAGTAGTAAGGTATTACGTTGCAAAACAACAAAATATTCTTTTAGTTGTCCCAACGACATCCCTTGTAGAGCAGATGTATAAAGATTTTGAAGATTATGGATTTGATGTTGGTTCATATTGCCACAAAATTTATGCTGGTAAAGAGAGAGAAACTGACTCTCAAGTAATTATTACAACCTGGCAATCAATATACAAACTACCCAGACAATATTTTTCAAGATTTAATGTTGTAATTGGAGATGAAGCGCACCAGTTTAAATCAAAGTCATTAGTATCTATAATGACAAAACTTTCTGATGCAAAATATAGATTTGGATTTACTGGGACTTTAGATGGAACACAAACACACAAATGGGTTTTAGAAGGACTATTTGGACCTTCATATAAAATTATTAAGACTAATGAATTGATGGAAAAGGGACATGTTGCAAAATTGGATATCAATGTTCTTTTATTAAAGCATAATCCTCATAAATTTGAAACATTTGAGGATGAAATTCAATATATCATAAATCATGAAAAAAGAAACAAATTTATTAAAAATTTATCTTTAGATTTAAAAGGAAATACTTTAATTCTTTTTGCAAGAGTTGAAGGTCATGGTGAACCATTATATAATTTGATAAATAATAGCGTCAGTGATAATCGTCATGTATTTTTTGTTCATGGTGGAATAGACACTGAAGACAGAGAGAAAGTGAGAGAAATTACGGAAAGAGAAAATGATGCAATTATTGTAGCTTCTTACGGAACTTTTTCTACTGGAATAAACATAAAAAATCTTCATAATATAATAT